CTGGTTTCAATTAAATTAATTAACTCTTTATTAGTACTACTTATTATGTCGAGAACCTTTCCCTTCTCATTAGGATGAACATCAATGACGATAGAATCGTGTACAGTATTTACAATACAACTCTCCATATCATCAAGCTTACTATCAATATACAGCAAGGCTACAGGCACAATGTCTGCAGTTGCCAATGACTGTACAGGATAATTCTTTAACTGCGTAAAGTGTGACACACCATTACGCTTACGTACCATGTCAGGGAATGCAAACTCCCTGCCTGATGGTGTCTTAATCTTACCTTTGTTCAAGGCTTCGCTTGCTAGTTGCTTGTGCCACTTGGCTATGCCACTGTACTTGGTATTAAACTGCTTATAGTACGAGGCTTCTGCAGGTGTCCTACCAAATCCGCTTGCCCCATATAGGGGAGCGAACGTATGTGCCTTGGCATCTTGCCGTGATATCTTCTGACCTGCCTTGGTAATAACATCAGCCGTATAACTGTGTACATCAAAGCCTGTGTTCACTTCCTCAATAGCAGTAGTGTCCTGCCCAAGGTAGGCAGCCACACGAAACTCTAACTGTGCAAAGTCAGCTTCAAGTATCTGACCACCTTCCCAACGTGATACGAATACCTTCTTCACAGGAAACGTACCACCTCTAGGCATGTTCTGCATGTTAGGATCTGCACCACTGAACCTACCTGTAGCAGTACGATGTTGCAGTAAGCGTACGTGTAGCTTGCCATCCTGCTTGGTATGAGTTTGGATGCCATCAATGAAGCTACTCAAATAGGTATCAAGGGCAGACAATCTACGCACACGTTGCAGGAATAGCTCGGCATCCCTCATGCCACGTGATCGTGCTACCTTCTCAAGCACTTCAAGGCTTGTTTTATTTGTCGTGAAACCATTAGCACTCGCCCACTTAGGATTAGGTGGAGAGAACTTTAGTCCTGCAACAACAGGTGGAGTAGTATCAGTGAAGATATAACCAACAGCATCACATGCAACACATCTGTTTCGGTTAGCAAATGGAGTTCCATCTTTCTTTTTCTTTCTTATGTAGCCTGACCCATAACAAGACGAACACTTGATGGCACGTTTCTTTAACATGACGCTAGAGTTCTGCTTGATTGTTTGCCTGAAGTCATTGTCAGACATATATGGTTCAAACGCATTACCCCACATGGCTTTGTCGTGAGGCTTTCGACTGTATATAATCCAAGACAATTGCTCTGGACTATTGAGATTGATAGGCATATCACCCATCAGTTCTCTAGTCTGTGCATTAAGACTCTTTTCAATCTGGTTCTTCTCTGTCTCAAACTCCTCACGTACACTGTTAAGTACGTCAAGGTTAACTTTGAAACCACGCTGATAGATACGTGCGAGACACACAGCCACTTGATCAGTCAACTCCGCAGTATCTCTTAGTCCTGCGTTGTCTGCTTCGTTGTACCTACGCATTAGGTTATGGTACACATCCCTAGTAGCCAGTAGATCGGCACGTAAATACTCGCATAGTTCTGCATGAGGTATGTCACGTGTGCTATATCCTTTAGCAAAGTACTCTTTGAGTGTGTCCTGCTTTGGTGTCGCACCATACCTCTCGGCACATGCCTGTAAGGATAGAGGTTCTTTTACTCCACGTTGTAGGATGTACTCATTGAGCATGGTATCATATACATCACCCTCGTAGATAAAACCTGATTCCCAAAGCCACAGTAAATCATATGCAATATTGTGACCAATTAGAAGAGTAGTGTTATCTAAATTTAACTGTAGTTCTTCCTTACCATTAAATGTAGGTTGAATCTGTGCGTGATCAAACGTATAGATACGTGGTTGATTCAATAACTCATCTGAATCTACAGGTAAGATACCCACCATGACCAAGCTATTGTCAGGCTCAAATGGATCAAGGTGCATCTTACCATCACGCTTGGTAACTGTGTTCTCTACATCAAGTATTAGTTTCATCAACGATCTCCCCTATAATAGCCATTGCTTCATACTTATTAGCGCGAAACCATTCTCCTCTTGTTTCATCTGCTACTTTACTTATGTTATGATGAGCTATTTTTTCTGTGCTATTTCTGTTGTTAAAGAATTTAGAATACTCCAAGATATAATCCCTAAAGGGAGTAGAAGTTTGATAGCTTTTAAGTCTATCTTTAGCATCTATTGCTTTGCCTACCTTTATCCACCCCTCATAGGAAGGATTGCTTATGATGTATACATATCCTTCTGTGGTTGCATTGTACTTTTCAAAGCTAGAAAAGGCAGCGTCATTAAAAGAACGATAATTCCCCGGTTTATATAGTGGGTGTTTCCTAGATACGTATTTACCATTAACGACCATTCTCTTTGGATTATTGATAGGATTACTGATACGATTATTAATAGCACTCCATTTTGCAGCTATGATAGCATTCGCTTCTTTCATACACTCCCTACATCTTTTGAATCCATTTTTTCGCCAACTATTAACCCAGTTATCATCCGTTAATTCTACTTTACACTTATTACATGTATCTATCATGCTGTATACCTCGCTGTTTTATAGTCAAGTTCACAATGGATAACACCATGCCATCCTGTGAGTTTGTTCTTGACAATGTTTAAATGTCGTTGTGTATCCTCTTCATCCTGTCCTTCAACCACAGGATTCTTAGCAATCAAAAGCATCAGGTCTGCTTCAGCTGCCTTACCTGTACGTGACCCTTCCATCATGCTCTGGTTCAGTAACACTTTACCCTCTGCTTCAGCAGATAACTGTGACATGTAAAAGATACCGCACCCATATAGCTTGGCTATACTTCGTGCATAGATTGCATTCGCTTTGAGTGCCTCATCCTGCCTCGCAAAGCCACTAGTCACAGCAAACTTATCACCCATGTCTAGTACCACAATGTCAGGCTTGTACGCCTTGCATACGCTCTCTACCCATGACATGTCTCTACCTGTAGCGTCACGCAATCGGATGTTCTTACGAACAGGATCGTACTTATCTCTAGCTAGTTGAGGGTTTTCTTTAATCTCTTGCATCGTCATGCCTGTGGCAGCCGTAAGGTATCTAGCACCAACACGATGTGTACCTTCCTCATTACATAAGACAATACACTTAGCACCTTGTCGGGCAAAGCCATCTGGTGATGCAATTATACTAGCATGGAAGGAAGTCTTACCAGTGTTGGGTCTAGCACCCACCTCTATAAGATGCCCCTCATTTACACCTTCTAGTTTACGAGTCAGTGAAGGTATATTAAATGTCCATCGTGCTTCAAGATCATTCTTAGCTAGTAGTGTTTCAATATCTATATCATCCCAAGTGATATTAAGATTAGGTGTAAAGTCATCACCATACTGTTCAAGAAGATTGCGTACATCCTCAAGGCTAGTCTTCGTACCATTGACATAATCAAATCCTAAGTTGGCTATGTCCTCACCTATTACCTGTTGGAATAGCTTAGACAGTACCTCTTGTGCTATGTCTGAACCCATAGGTTGTTCTCGTTTAATCTTGTCAAACAAGGATAAGTAAGCCGTCTTCTGTGCGGTAGTCATGGATGGGTTGCTTGATATAAACAAGGCTTCCACCTCATCAGGTGTTACAGTACGTTCGTACCTTGTCATGCAGGAATCAATAACATGCTTGATCTTCTGTGCATCCTTGGTGAATAGTCTGTTAGGACACTTCGCTCCTCTATGGTCATCATAGAATGGCTTGTCCATTAAACTTCTTAATAGTGATAGTTCCATTTCATACTCCTGTGTTGGTTAAAAGGGTGGTATATTAGTTAGGTTAGTTATATCTTCTTTCTTTCTATACTTTAAGTCATCAGTTAATTTTAAAACTTTTACTGTATCTACATGTTGTCTTAGTTCCTTTGCAAACTTCATAGTTTTGGGTAGGGCATCGGGATCTAACGCTACGATTGCTGTTGAGAACTGCGACAAGTACTTCTTGTGTGCTTCAGAGAGTGACGTACCCAACACAGCCACCCCGACATATACATCAATCTCGCCTACAACTACGGCACTGACGCAATCCTCAACAACTACAGCAACACTACCACACCCATATACAAAAGGCAAGTCACTCTTTCCATACCTTTTCCATTTGGGTAGGCGTTTGTCTGTTGCTCTACCTATTGCATCTACACATTTGTAATCCTTCCAAATGGTAAACACGACACGATCTTCTTTAACATCATACATCAATTCTAAATCATCAGGTAACTGATACTGATCTACATATTTCTGTGTAGAGGGTTTGTGATGTACTATATTCTCAGGCACATCCCACACTACTTCTGTTGACATTTCTTGTGGTGATAGAGAAGTCTTGATGTCTTCTGCACTTAGACGCACACGCTTACCCCCACTCACATCACAACTAGCCTTGTAACAATTCCACATCAAGCTACCCATGTTGTTCGTGATAGTAAAGGTTTTCTTACCCTTACATATAGGACAATCAATACGCTTTGTTTCACCATTCTTAACATCATAATCCCACACATTCCACATGATTACTTTACCCCTCTCACCTGCTTCATCGCAGATTGTACCTGTGTTTCTCGCATTGTCAAGGCTTTTGTTGCAGATGCCAGTGTATTCTTCATGTAGGGTTTCACTGACGCAGGGTTAGCATGCCCACTGACAGACATGATTTGGGGTAGCGGTACACCACCATCAACCATCTCCATAATCCCTGTCCTACGCAAGTCCATAAGACGTAAGGCACGAGGTACTCCTGCGTTATCCATTAGCTGTCTACCTTTTTTTGATACCTGTTCTAATGTGTAGGGAAGGTACTCTCCATTTAGAGGATAAACTATTGGTGCTACATACTCTTGAAACCCAAAGTCTTTGCGTTGGTTCTGTAGCATCTCCCTTAACTCCTCATCAACAGGTAGTTCAACCTCTGCCCTACGCTTAGACTGCTGCAAATATAACACAGTCATATCCTCATTAAAATTTTCCCACTTTAAAGTACGCATGTCACCTAGCCGTTGGCAAAATGTATAAGCCATCTGTATAATCAAACCTATGTTACGTGTGTACCAGTTAGAATATGCATGATCAAGCACCTGTTCTACGTCCTGCTTACTCCATACATCTGTACGTTTGAGAGCGAGGGTACGTTTGATACGCGAGAAAGGATTCATCATCACAAACTCTTGGTTGAATGCCCAATTATACACACTAGATAGACAACTTGTTATATGATTAGCCTGTGTTACACCACGTTCAAGCCATTGTTGGTAGTGTTTCTTGGCTAGTTTAGTACCTATGACCTTTAATTTATACCTGCCCAGTGTCTTTTGTGCAACACTTAGAAAATACTTATAGTCCTTTTGTGTTTTAGGTCTTAACATTTCCCAAGCATGTGAATGGCAGTAGGCATCAATCAAGTGAGTCAAGGTGCTACTTGCATTTACCTCTATCACTGTTGCATTTTT